AATGCACACCATCGGTGGCGTGCCACTGTTGTTGATCTGCAATACTCATGCCCTTGGTTCGCACTTCTTCTGCATACTTTCGAGCAGTTTTTGAACCACTAAGACTTCTTTCAATCAATTCTTGTTGATTGCTAAGTTCAAGATTTTTTTCGCTAAGGGCTCTTGCATTTAATCTAGCACGTGCTCTCACCTTGGTATTTGATGCAATGTTTCTAGGAGCCTGTGTAATACCAGAAAACTGTCCTTGAAGCATTGTTGACCATGCATATCCATAGTTAGTATTCATGTCAGCCATGGAAACTATTGTACGTAGTTCACCTTCAATTACGTTACGGAAGGTGTACTTTAAACTCATAAGAGTAACTGGTTTCCATACGTAGGCATAGTAAGCACTTAGCGTATCTACTGATGTATGATATATTGGTTTAACAACACTCTTAGTGTTAATTATACTTGTTGTTAATCCACTACCTGGTTCTAGTGCACTACTTCTAGCAGCATCAAGAATTTCGGTTAAATCTTTTTTAGTTGCACCGTGATCAATAATTGCTTCTAAAGCATATCTGATTGCACCAACATTTTCAGAAAGAATTTTATCAAACATCTTTACGTCAACTGCCATGTGCATGTTTGGAATTTGTGTTTGACTTATAGCGGTTTGTTTTAAAGTTTCTTCTGCTGCCTTACGATCCGCAGGAATTACCTTAGTACTATTACGCATTTCTTTAGCATGGTCAATTGCCATTTGATCAACTATGGCACTTAAATAATGAACGGCATTTGGATTTCCACTTGCATCGGTAACTGTGTAGTTCTTTTCAATTACTGATTTTATGTTACCAAGTTTAGCGCGCTTTGTATCATTAACTATTCTTTGTGCAAAGTAGATAACTAGTTCACGTTGTTCTAGTGGAAGTTCATCAATAGGTCGCCCAGCGTGCTTTAAAATAACTGATTCTAGTGAGCGTGCTTCTAGGTCTTCAAGAAATTGAAAACGTTCATTTTTGCTAGTTAGTCCACGGTACTGTGAATCCAGAGACATCTGCTCTGCTACACTTAACTTTCCAAGTTTTCCTGCACGACGAATTCTGGAAACAACTTCATTTGCTGATCGCGTAGAAGCAGTGCCACCGGTCCAAGCAAATCCAGATGGAAGTTCTTTTAAAATACTATTTGGACTTAACCACATAACTGCACGAACAAATGGGGCAGATGTACCAGTTGAGTCAGCAACTTGTCGCACTATGTTTCCCTGTGTTACCGGGTCGGCGTAAATATATATTCCCTTGTAAGCCTTTGTCTGTGTCTCTCGACTAATACGCTCAATGGTAGCAGACTTTGCCCACAATGGTCCAACTGTACCAAGTTCATTTATTGTTTCTTCTAAACCAAGATTTGCTTTAGCCTTTAATAATTCTTCTTGTTTTTTTGTTTCGTCTAGTTGTGACTTCTTTTTAATAATTTTTTCATTTGCCTCATTTGCTGCTTTAATTTCAGCATTTGTCATTTCAGGCTTAATAAAAATTTTTTCCCCAAGGCTTTTTATGGAACGCTCCATTGCTGCACTACGTCCTTGGAACGCATCAATTTGTGCAGATATTGCTGGGTAAGATTCAATAAATTTTTGTCTAAGTTTATCACTAGGACTAACTGTAAGTTCAACTACATCTGCCATTAGCGCACGTCCGCCAACAAGGTTAGCGTCAATTAATGCTTGACCTAAACGATCCGGGTTGTTTGATCTAGAAATAAATTTACTTCCGCCAACAACTAATCCTAAGTTATCCATGTTTTCTTCAACATGTTTAAAAACTTCAGTTAAACCATTTTCTTTTCCGGCGCGAGCATCTGCTATATCTTCAGCAACTTTTGCTAGGGAAGATGTGCTCTTATTGTTTCTAACAAGATTATTTACAAGAGCAACTTTACCTAGTTTTGAACCAAATATAACAGGATCAAGAAAGTTAAATCCAAGGTCTGCAATACCTGAAAAGAACTGTGCTGAGCCAGAACTAAAATAAGAATCTACTTCTTTAGCATTAGACCAATCAATTTTTTCAGTACCAAATTTTTTGTTTCTAAATCCGCCAGCAAGTTGACCAATATTAGCAACTAACACACGACCAGGAGAAATAGCACGTCGCCATTCTTCTGCTGGGTTATCTGACACACTAGCCATAGCATCTTTACGAGCACCAAAATAAAGATCATGAATACTTTCGTCAGGATTCTGTCTACGATATTCCGTATTTCCCATAAGTAAAATAGCAGAAAGACCTGGAGCAACTACGTTACGGTAGCCCCTTGATAACTTTTCTAGAACCCCAAGTGTTGGCTGAGATGCTTCTAAAACACTCATACCTCTTTCGGACTGTGCTGCTTCTATAAATTTGTCACCAAGTTGTCCCTTGGCTTGTTCAAACTTATTATTTGGGTTGTCAATAAAATTAGTTACTGGATTAGAAAAAGACATTATCTCTCTCCAATTCTTTGACCATCATTTAAATCAATAAGTTCATTTAGAAATTGATTACGGTCATCTTCCGACTGCCAATCAATTGAGGCAAAAGGTAATATAACTTCAGCATTTTGCTCACCAAATACATTGGTAAATGCTGCTATGTGTTTTGCTAAAAGCATTAAGAGCCTTTCGCAAGGGTCTTCGTGTAGTCCCAGAAACGACGAAATGCTTCAGGAGCATCTGCTTGCGCTGCCATTGTATCGAGTCTATCTGAGTAAGAACGAAGCATTGCATACTTTTCAGGAATCTGTGGTTCAGGTGTATCACCAGGACCAAATGGATAACCATTGGTTACAGGAGTACCCGGCATCTGTGATGGTTCAAATAGACCAGTAACAGGAGTAGGTGTTGAAACCTGAGGTGTGGGACCAGAAGATTTAGTTCCTGATGGCATTGGAGCACCAGACATTATTTCTTCTGTTGCCTTACGACTACCATACGTTCCACCACTTGGAACCATATCGGTACGCTGAGAAAGTTTTCCAGGACCAGAAACTGCCACGGCTTCGGTGTTCACTCGCTGTGGGCGGTAGCCTCCACTTGCCATGTTATTCTCCTCGTCTGATTATCTGGATTTTTCCCCCAGAGTTAATATCAAGTTTAATTGCAATCTTCATTGCTTCTTCTATGGTAGCACCAGCAAATAATGCGCCAAGTGCCCAATTACCACCAGTTCCAATAGAATACATTTTACTGTCACTTCTAAGAACCGAATAGTCTTCACAAATATAAAATAGTTTATTTTCTAAACCAACTAGGAATACTGCACCTTCGTCTTCTTTTAAGGTGTATCCTGTTTCTTCATGCGCTTTGCGCATTGATGGTATAAACTTACATACCATAAACTTGTATAAGTTAGTGCCATCGTATGCTGGTGGCTCCCAGCCGTATGTTATTATATCACAGTAACGACTAGTACCTGCACCACATATTACGTAATCGCCAACTTTAACAATCTTTGGAACATCTCTACTTATGTATGCTCTTTCGCCTTCAGTGGTCTGACTATCCGCGGCTATAATAAAACCATTCTTGGTTTCAACGCCAACGATTGTAGTCATGTTATTTACCCTTTGGCTTTGTCTTTCCGAATTGTACGCCGTGTATTACGCCGCCGCCCTTGCTGGCTTTTTGCTTATTTATAGCAGCCCTTTTTTGAATGGTCTTTCTATTGGCTTCTTTTTTTAATTTTACAGCCTTAGCAAGATTTCTATCTTGTCTCATTTGTTTAGCAAGGTCTGCTTGTAGTTTTGTTCTACGGGCTGCAGTTACAAAGTTTTGAACACCCTTTGGATCTAATGGTTTATTTGCCATTACATTCCACCACCCATACCGGCTAGAATCTGTTCTAGACCCATAGGTGGTTGACCACCAGGGGCTACTTGTTCAGCCAGAGGTTGCTCAGGAGCCATGCCCTCAGGCATTCCACCCATTGCTGCCATCATTTGATCAGGAGGCATAGGAGCAGGTGCAAGAGGTGCTACAGGGGCAGGAGTAGGGAACGCCTTGGATACAGCATCTTCAATGTTAGTTCCATTGCGACGTTCTTTAATAACTTCAGCAATTTTAAGAATAAGTTCAGATGGGTCTTGTCCCTGTGATGCCATCTGCGGAATTGCTTGTGCGGTAGCAGATAGTGACTGAGCAAGAGAATCTCGCATTTTTTCAATATCAATACGTTCTTGTTCACCAGAGACGTTCATAGTCCAAGGTAGTTCGCGCATTACAAAGTCGCGCGATACAAGTCCTGCTTGCAAAGCCTGAAGGCTAAAGATAAGGGCACGGTTAGGATCAAGTCCAGCCATAAGACCGTAGCGTACTTGAATTGTGTAGTCGCCAGAAATATCCTTTGACGGTTGGTATTCAATTTCGTAAGAAGCACCAGAGTGTGTTCCGGTAATCTTCTTCATTTTATTGAATAGACGCTCGTCCATTTCAAAGGCTAGACTAATAACTTCTTCAAATGCCTCAGCAAGGATTTGTTGTCCTGCTTTAACTTGAGTATCAAACCCACCAAGAAGTGCCTGCACTCCAGAACCAGTAATGATGTTTGCATCAATGTTTCCTGAGCGTCCTTCTGGGTATCTTGCACCCATACGGATTTCTTTTTCAAGAATTGATTGTTCTGTGAAAGCAGCAGTAGGAAGTTCAAGTCCTACTCGGCGGATTCCTGCTGGGTTTGAAGATCGTAGAATAGAGTCTGGTCCGAATGCGAACTCTTGGACATCGTTAGGAACAGCGAATGGAGCGTTAACGGATTTTTCTGCTGCGTCCATTGCAAGAGAGGCAAACCTCGATCTAGCAATTTGTGGGAAAATAACATCGTCAAACTGTCCTCGTGGATCTTCTGGGTCAATTCCTGGACGACGTGCAACATAGACCATTAACTTGCCAAGAGGATTATTAGCCTTACGTAATGGTAGATTATCGCGCTCTGGCAAGAATAGAACTACTTGGTCCTTGTCCTCATAACGGATCATTTCCATAATTGAGTTAAGGTCTTTTCCTGTACGTCCGTCACGTCCAAGGATTTGGGTCTCGTATTCCGGGAACTCTACAATGAGTTCACGAAGTGTCTTACGATACCTTTTGGTATATGACACGATTCTGCCGTAGCGGTCAAACTCTGGGTAAGCACCTAGTGGGTTTTCTACGCGAATTCGTGGCATAAGATTTTCAAAGTCTGGTTCAATAATAATTGGCAAGAAGCCGTATGTTAAATACCAGTCTGCACCAACGTACATTTGTGTCTGCAAGCGACTACTCTGTACGTAGTTGTTCGCAATAACAGAACGCTTATCAGCCTTCTTTTTAGAGCGATCATTGTTTACATTAACTGTTGAGCAGTTGAATGAAGGTAACGGGGCTAGAACTTCTGAGATATCCCGGGCTGCAACGTCAATAAAGTTAGCAACCATTGACTTACTAGAGCCTTCAGGGAACATATCAGGTGCGACAGCATCAATATTACCACGACGTACATCGAGAACAATGCTCATTCGGCTATCTCGTTCAAAGTAGCGTTGCTTAAGAACCTCTACTTTGTCTGAAATCTGTTCAACTGTTAACATCAAAATCCTTATAAGAAAATTACTTCTCGTTGCTCGGCAAGATCGTCAAGATTAACAACCATACGGTTATTTGCTTGCCTTCTTGTAATATGTCTATTATCCATGTGGTGTCGCACGTTACTTCCTGCGCGAACCATCTCTTGTGCTCTAATTTCACAGAACCACAAAGCCATAACAAGGTCGGTTGGACCCTTGGTATCAGCCTTCCAGGTGATTAATTGGTTAACTAAAGCCTTTGTGTGTTCATTTACGTTATCTGGCAGTTCAAGAATGTTATCTTCTTGGAACTTACCGTCTCTTAAGGTACCCATTAGTTGCGACATAGCCGCTACACCAAATGCAGTATCCCATTTATTCTTGCCAGTAAAGTGTTCACTGAAGCGTACACCACGAGAGGCGAGCCATTGACGGAATTCTGTGTCTAGGGCATAGTGTTTCTGATGTGCATTGATTTCAATGCGTATTTCTACGGGTCGGTAACGATCTACCCAGTCTTCAATGAGAGATCGAATCTTCTGTGGTGTAGGATCGCCCATATTGTAGCAATCCAAGATCATGCGTTCGCCAGTATCTCTATCAACAGCATACATGATAGCCGCGGTCTTACCTGACATAGCAGGGTCTAGACCCATAATGATAGTCCAATGACCGCCTGATGGATGACCGGGGGCTCCAGGACGGATAGGTCCGGGCTTGCGCATACGATTGATGCACCCATTGACCACTAGCGGTGGAAACACCGCATCTTCCTCAACGTCCTGCTGTTGGTATACCAGAGCCCACGTGGAAGCGGATACCTCGCCACGTCGCCTGTATAACTGTCGTCCATTCCACTTAGGGTATAACCCATACTCATCTGGCTGGGTTGTATCTTCACCGTCCCAAGGGCGGTCAGAGGCTTCCCACAGAGTTACCCAATCTTCGGGCTCATCTGCAAACTCTAATACGGCTGGCATACACAAGTAGGTGAATGGGGTTCTTCCCTGAGCCCAGTGGTCTGGGTTGCGGAGTTCTTTATAAAAGTCTACGGACGATACGCGCGTGCCAGCAATGATGAGTTTACCGTTCTTACCGAGACGGGTAACAACCATCTTCTGTAACCAGTTCATCTGTTTTTCCCACTCATGGGCGTTACTGGTTGTAACAATATCATCCAAGATGATAAGGTCCGCACGGGTACCATAAATCTGCTGTCCAATACCCAAGGCTTGAACAGTAGGGTCCTTTTCCCCCGATGATCTTTCGAGGTAGATACGGTCCTGGGTCCACTGGTCTGCAGTAGCCTTGTAGCCCTCTGAGGGACCGTACACTTGCTGTAACTTAGCCCACTGGGGTTCAGTTAGGCGTTGTTTAATAGAATAAAGGAATTCTTTGGCGCGGGTCTGCGTTTGGGAGGCTATAACGATACGTACGTTAGGGTCCATGCAGATACGGTATACGGAGTAGTTAACCGTTAGTACCGTGGATTTGGCGTGTTCGGGGGGTACGTTTACTAGGAGGCGGTTAGGGTCAGATAATTCATAAACCATGGACTCGTGGAGCCATGATGGTTCATAACCTTCTAGGATATCAATCCAATCCTGCTGATGAGGAAAAACCTTCATATTCAGGAACTCTTCGGAAAACGTAGCAAAATCAATAGTATACTTAGATGTAGAGTCCAGAGACGCTACTATGGAATTGGATCCAATCGTCGCGGCATCTTCAAGGGCTGCGGCGAACTTAGGGTCAGAAAGCCATTCTTTTAAAGCCTCGGGCTTACGACCTACAATAGCGATAGCCTCTACTGCGGTAATACCTTCAGAGACTAGTTCTAATAGTCTTTGCTGGTCCGCGGCTTGCTTAACGCGGGTATGGTGCATTGCACCGCTTTTTGCCGCCACCGGAACACCTCTCAAACAACATCTATAACAACAAGGCAGTCCACAAAGACTGCCGTAAGAAAAACCCTACATATATACTAACCCCATTACAAGATACCCCGTAACGATTCGTTACCAAAATAATATAAAAATATTTTAAAAACCCTTTAAAACCAGCAATTATGAAAAAGAGGCATAACTAAACAACCTGCAAAAATGTAAACCAGAGTAATTATATGGTAGTACAAGGCAAATTAACCATTGGTGCGGTCAAACGATAGGTTTGTTTGTGGTACAGACTGTCTCGTTCATGGCTTTCCGCACCGACCCCCACCCACCTTGCCCCTTGTTGCAGATACACAACCAATTAGACAAAAAGAAAAACCCCGCACCAATTACGGTACGGGGTAATCCTTTAATGCACTATGCCTTTAATGCGATAGCGTTAGATTCAAGTAACGCTTTAGTATCTTTCATTCGGTTACTTAATTGAACACTTACATACTTGAAAGTATTCAAGTCACCCATCACTAGGTGCTTAAACAAGTTGTCTAAGTCGTTCGCTATCTTGTCATCGTTCGACTTAGTGTTGCGACTTGATGCGCTTGCGGTTTCCGACTCACTTAGTTTCAAGTTAGCAGGCAACTCATCGCCAACCTTGCACGACTTAGCAAATGCTTTCGTTATTCCGTTTTTATTGGTGCCATTGTTGAGTGCCTTAACGCACTTTTCAAATGTAGTGCGTTCACCCGTTGCCTTGTTTGCATTGAGTACCGCAAACACTCTGTACGCCATCGCTTGAGTCACTAACCATTCAGTAAGTGAATCAACATTATCTTTCGGCGCGTTAGTGTTTTCAATCTCTAACCATTCACGCGCAATTTCACGCGCAGACTTTGACTCATCAACATTCACAAGCACCGCGTATAATTCTTTCGCAATACTTTTGTTTGCCTTGTCTGTAATCTCTTGCAACTTAATTGCAACATCGTGAGCGTTAAAAGTATCGTGTACGACACTTGTATCCGACACGACAGTTGCGCTTGCAATAGTTACATCAGTAACTACCTCTTGCGTTTTCTGTTTCGTAGTCATTGTGACTAACCTTCCTCTAACAGGTTGTTGGACTATCCAACTTCCTATTACTATTCTATCAGTACCGTCAAGCCAGTACCCACAGGCAGGGGTGCTTACGCCCGCCACAAACTATGTATGTATGTGTGTGTGCGTGTGTGTGGCTAGCAGGATTATAGTCACTTAAAGACTATCCGGGAAGCACTTAAAGACCCTTTGGGCTTGACATAGCAGGCGTTTTGTAGTAAACTGGAGGTACGACAGTTAGTTATACGAAAGTATAACTCGTACTCGAAAGTATCGTGTGCGACACTTTTAGAAAGGAAACTGAAGTGACAAGGAAACACAGGAACTACTTGGCTGAGGGTCAGACCCCCCAGAAAGCCAAGAAGTATGAGCCACGTACTCGTGGTGTGATTAAGTCCACATCTATCGTAGATGCTCGTAAGGGTAAGACTCCCAAGCGACCTATGTCTCGACCTGCCTCGGGCGGTCGTGTTACAACTCGTTTCGATGCTACCATTATCAAGGTAGTTGAGATTCAAGAGAGTGTCGTAGACGACACTATTGACCCTTATTCATACTACGAACTATGGAAGTCTTACGGTGGTGGCAATGACTAATTATGCAAGTAAGCAGGCAGGGCGTATCATATCCCTGCTCGAAAGTCACGACCAAAAACGCATCAACTACAAGGAATTTGAGGTTGGTCTGTATCTTGTTGCTCTAGAAATTGTTGGTGCTATCAGCGATAGTGCTGACGGGCTAGAGTACCGCGAACGTGTTGAGAATGCTATTAGTGAGGTGACCGAATGACAATTCTATTTCAGAATCTAGTGGCTCATTGTTTCTTTTGTAAAGATGCTATGAGTGTCGAGGACGACTATCCCTACATGATTGGGGATAGGGAGGTCTATGTGTGCTCTGATGAGTGTGCTGAGGATATGACGGAGGTGTATGTGTAATGGAAATCACTATTGACATACTCACGCACGAGCCTTATCGTGCTGTGTGTAATGAGTGTGAGTGGACTAGTGTGAATACTAGACACCTATCCAATGCCCTGTACTGGTGGAATAATCACAAGTCAAACCACGAATGGCAACGCTCTTACCTTGAGCCTGTCCCCGCACCTATGAAGCCATCGCAGGTGCTTTCCAATGTGTGACCATCAGATGACACACCTAGATTCGACCAGTTACCCATTGGTAAAGGTCGTATGTAATAACTGTCAAGTAGAGTTGTTTGCTGTGCTTGACAACGAACAAGAGGAGGAATAAGTATGAGTACTACATTAAAAGAAATGGTTTCGTTCCTTAAGGATTGGCGCGACTACATGAATGGGCTTACACCTGCAAGCCATGCAGAGTTGGGCTGGTCGGGTACTGATAAAGATACCCCTATCTATGACCAACTCGAACGCGAGTGGATTAACCAAGGAAAGTTGAGTAAGTTACCATGAACCTAGGAATTAAATGACTGAAATGTACGCGATTGTATACAATGACGATGCACACGGCTACGCTGTAAGGGGTAGGGCTGTGTCGCTAAGTCAGGATTACTATGAAGATATTGAGGAAGATGATGAGTTATCCCTTAATGTCTTAATTTCTGACGAGATAGATACTGAAGAACCATCTGGGCTTGACTAAGCACATGATGTGTAGTAAGATAGACGTATGTCATCACGATGGTCGTGTGACATCAAACAGGAAGGAGTTAGGTTATGCCTAACATAACTGTAATACCATTCGATGAAAGTATCGTGCACGATACTTCTGTTGAGGTGGAGAAAGGTTACTGTGTGCATTGTTATAGCCTCCATAGAAATGGCTTGACACCAACAGACACTAGCCTTAAGCCATTAAGTGAGTTAAGAAAGATAGGTCCTAACAGCAGGGTCTACAATCTCTTACGTCAAAGTGATGCAGATGCATCATTTGGTTATCTGTGTCACGAACACTCTAAGGTATGTGAGTATGACCGTTATGGTGGCGATGACCCTTGTGGTAGTGCCATACCTATCTTTCTTGGCAACAGTAGTTACACTTACTTTTTCATGGGTAGTGATGGTGAAGAAAAGAATCCATCTGTTATGTCGCATGAGACTGACCTAAGGCTAGTAGGTTATGTCATAGACGATGTTACTGTCTGTGTAGAGTGTAGAGATAATCACTTCTACAGGTGTGAGGATTGTGACAATCATTACGATTGCGACAACGAATCAGGTAACAACGTGGAGTATGGTGACCGTGTCGTGTGCGAAAGTTGTTACGATAGTAACTATAGGTATTGCGATGAGTGCGATACCGACAGAAACATTAATGATGATGAGCACTATCATGAGAATGATGATGATAACGATAATGGCAATACTCACATTCATAGTTACAACTTCAAGCAACACATCATTATGCATCAGACAGAAGATGACCTCAAGAATGCTACGATTATTCAAGATAACCAATCTAATTGGGCACACCCTTATGCTGCCATCACGCACCTTGGTCTTGAGTTGGAGGTCGAGGCTAAGAATGCTAGCATCAGCGATGGTGTTGACATTCTACTACCAAGTATCGCAGACGACACTCTCATACTAAAGTATGACGGTTCTCTAAACAATGGATTCGAGATAGTATCTCAGCCCATGACACTTGCTTGGGCTAAGGATAACTTCCCTTGGGATAAGTTGACTGAGTTGGCTGGTATAGGGTTCAGGTCTTGGAATACTCAGACCTGTGGTATACACGTTCACGTTGCAAGAGATGCTTTCATTAGTCCATCTCATCAGGCTAAGTTTATACACCTCATCATGCGTAACCCTGAGGCTTGGTCACCTATCGGTGGTCGTACCAATACTCATTGGGCTAAGTATGACAAGAGTGAGTTGTATAGGTTGCCAGAAAAGATTAAGAATAGGGTCGGAGATGACCGCTACACGGCGGTAAACATGTGTAATCGTGCGACCCTTGAGATTCGTATATTCCGTGGCTCTCTCAAGCCAGAGAGGGTTAAGGCAGCGTTAGAATTTGCTGATGCCTGTGTAGAATATACCCGTAAGTTAAGTATCAACGAAATCATTAGCAAGAAAGGCTTAAATGCTAGTGAGTTTACCAAGTGGGTATCGACCCAAGAAAACTATCCAAATCTAAATAGTTACTTCAATCAAAATACTACAGAAGGAGAGTAATATGTGTTTACTAATGGTATGTCTACCCGGAATGCACCCAGAACGCAAGTTGCTAGAGAATGCTTGCTCTAATAACTCTGATGGTTACAGTTTTGCTGTACACCACGGAGACCACATCACCACCGCTCGGAGTATGAAATCTGATCGCTTGCTTGACAGATTCTACGATGAGTTAGATAAGAGTCCTACTGCGTTTGGTACTTTCCACGCACGTATCTCTACTCACGGTGCTACTACCCTTGATAACAATCACTCATTCCGTGTGGGTGGTCGTAATGACCTAGTACTATCTCACAATGGTATGCTACCTATTCCAGACAAGGGTGACGGTCGCTCTGATACCCGTATCTTTGCGGAAGATGTGCTACCCGCTCTTGGTATTACTAGCCTTGACGACCCATTTGCTTGGAATGCATTAGAAGATTGGGCTAATGGTAGTAAGATTGCTATCTTATCTACCGCACCAGAGTTACGTGACCAACTGTACATTGTCAATGAAAGCCTTGGTCATTGGAAGGATAACATCTGGTGGTCAAATAGTTCATACGAGTACCGTTGGGGCAGTGCATTCGGCACTACTGGTTACTACGGTGGTGCTGGTCGCTATTCATCATCTACTGTCATTGATAAGAATGATGATGACTATGATGCTTTTGCTGCTGGCATTCAATGCTTTGTATGTCTAAGTACCTTTACAGAAGATGACTATGATGACGGTCTATGCACTACGTGTAACTCTTGTCTGGATTGCTTCGAGAATGCTTTCCACTGCTTGTGTTACAAGCCAGCCGCCAAGGTTAGTTCATCACAAGAGTTAATCAACTACCCATACTCAGTAGAATACTAGAATAAGGAGAAATAGTTATGAGCGAATTCTTTGTTAAGTCCAATAAGTTCAAGCGACTAAAGTTTGAATCAGAGAGGGGTGCTATGCCAAAAGACTTTAAGTTATATATAAAACCCAAGGATGGTAAGCCAGTAACAACTACTGACCGCTTTGGCAACAACCAAGCACTGATAGAATCAGATGCCTACTTAAAGATAGGTAATGAGTTTATCGTCATGAAGGTAATAGAGTTACAAAGAATGGTAAGTATGATTGAAGGTATTGCAGGCAGTTATTTGCGTGATAGAGATGGTGACTTACGCTCAAGCCGTACTGACATACTGAATATGGTATTTGACATCGACCCGAATCAGGAGCCGTTCTAATGAAAATCAGACACAATAACATCGAAGGTATCGTATACGACACTTCCGATGGTTTCAAGTTCCCGGACTATGACGGAACCCAGTCCTGTGCTGGGTCCGACACAAACTATTTCTATGAATTCGTGGTGCAGTCGGAGTTGCACGAGCCTTTCATGGAATATCATACTGATGCTACGGAGAGAGAGCAACTTCAGTATCTAACAAGAATATGTAACCAATGTCCATTCCTGAAAAAGTGCTTTGGCTATGCTGTAAAGCATGAGTCTCATGGCTTCTGGGGTGGCACGTCTCCAGAGCAGAGACATAAGTTGAGGAGGGAGTATAATATCCTCTTAGATGAGATAAATGTTAGTGATTATGTAGATGTAGAACCAAATATAAGTAGAAATATACAAGAAAGTGAGGAAAATTTGCCCATATATAGTGTAATATTGGAGGTAAATGTCGATGCGGAGGACTTAACTGCCGCATACGACGCTGTTCATGATATGATTGGAGAGGTAGGTGGTAATGTGAAACTAGGTAAGGACATGGAAAAGGCATTATTTGAGGAAATGGGGATAAATATCGATGACTAGCAGGACACCTAAAGAAAAAGAGTATGCAAAAGTATACATGCGATGTCAATATGATGCCACTAAAGTGCTTAAAATGAGACATGCAGAGGAATATGAGGGTATTCTTAACCAAAAATACCTAGAAAAAGGTATACTTCCAAGGAATATTGCAAAAGAAAGACAATATAAAGATAAGTTAATACAAGAATTACTAAAAGAATCAGGAGAAATGTAATGATTAAATTCTATATTGCGGTGACAGGTGAGTATGATGATGGTAATTTGTACCTGACTATCGACCACGATACAAAGGCTAATGGTCTTAAAGGTCATGCTAAGTTAGGTGATACTTGGATTAACCCTTCAAAGATTGTAGATGCTGGGTTTGGTGACCAAGATTCTAAGTTTGTAAATACTATTGTAGACTTAGTACAGAAGTATAATAATAATGACATAAGGGGGATGTAACAATTGGATAACAATATGGTAAGTATATTACTAATATTTAACCTGCTGCAAGGCTATATGGGTTATATGTTGTACAAGGAATCTAAATACTACAAGAAATTGTACGAATTCTATGGGGCGACACGCCGTTAAAGGCATAACCCTTGACAGGGACAAGATGGGAAGGTATGTTACCAGTAACCAAGTAATTCCTTCCTATTTGGTTATAGGGGAGGGGAACCTACACCCCTCCCCACTACTAAAGATAGGATAGTTATGGGAATAAAAATTAATGGATACGAGTTACCGAGTCACATATCTTACTCACAGTTGTCAACGTGGATGGATTGTGGTTGGAAGTACTACCTATCACGGATTGTTCAGGTCAAAGAGGATGGTTCTTGGTGGTTAGTTGGTGGGTCATCTGTACACGAAGCAACAGAAGCCTTTGACAAGGCTCTGTATGAGATTGAAGGTAAGTAATGACTATGATACCTATTGAGGAAGTAATAGCCTCCGTAGAACGTGAGAGTCACCCTACATCACCAGAATTTCTGGAACAAGTGTGGAAAGATACGTGGGACAGGGTAAAAGAGGCTCAGATTGCCTCTACGGGGCAGGAAACGGCACTGTGGAGAACGGCAGGAAGGGCTACTAAGGCTCATCCCAACAAGGAGGACGAATCATGGTGGATTGAGAACGGTCGAGAGATGTTGGATTCTTGGGTTAAGTTCCGCACAAGCGGACTAGACTGGGGAATATGGGAAGCCCCGGGTGGTATCCCAGCCATTGAAATTGTTATGACCCCTGACATAGGTGGAGTGCCAGTCCAAATGGCTATCGACCGTGTTATGGTGACACCTGATGGTGAATTAGTCGTAGTCGATCTCAAGACAGGTCAACGTACACCATCTTCAGACCTACAGTTAGCAATCTATGCTGTGGGTATGGAAAAGACATTCGGAATACGACCGCAATACGGTACGTACTGGATGGCACGTCAGGGTGCAACATCATCCCTGATTGATTTAGATTTCTATACTACAGAAATGATTGAGCAGATAGTTACAGGATTCGACAAGGCTCGTAAAGATGGCTTGTTCTTACCTAACTACAATCATTGTGTAATGTGTGGATTTAAGAAGCAATGTCAATGGAATAAGGAGAAATAAGTATGTGTATTAAATGTGGATGTGGCAAGAAAAAGGGCGAAGTAGGCTTCGGCAAGGGTCCAAGCAAGACAAGAAAATCAACCAAGAGAGGTAGTTAACTATGACAGAGAAGAACTACGTAGTTAATGTTAAGACTACTAAAGGTACTATCGTCACAGCCCGTGGCGATACTGCTGATGAATTGATTGCAAACATTAACGCACTCATTGCAAATGGTGCTCACGAATCAATTACTGATCTTGAATCGCTGCTAACAGGAACACCACAGGTGTTGCCCCCCAGTAACAGTGCAGTCGATACAGTGGTTAATGCGCTAGGTGGCACAGTAGTCAATGAACAAGCGTGGGCTGGTGAGCAAAAAGGATTTGCTCCAGTACCACCACCAACAGCCTCACTTGCAGGTGGTCGTGTCTGTGGACATGGACCAATGATTGCACGTAAGGGCAACGGTGCTAAGGGTGAATGGAAGGGTTACTTCTGTCCAACACCTAAAGATACACCGGGTCAATGTACTCCACAATGGTTAACTAAGAAAGACCCAGAGTGGAACACAGTATAGTTTCTAGAGTAATCTAGAATCATTCCTTGGGGAAGAGGGATGGCTACGCAACCATTAGGGACATTGAAGCAAGGCGTGGAGATGTGTGGTTATTCGGGATTGATAATCATATGTGGTGCAAACCCACAGCGTAGCACGTAAGGGAACGACGAGGAGGAAAATGAAAACATTAACACGTTCCGTAGGAAGACCTGAGATTGGTGGTGAATCATTACCATCGGTATTCAGAACCTTTGAGAACAATCAAGTATCTCTACGTAGATCAGAACTAAGTATGATTGCTGGAGAACCTGGGGCTGGTAAGTCAACCTTAGCATTGGCTATGGCATTACGTATGCAAGTACCAACATTGTACTTGTCTGCTGATACCAACGCTCATACTATGGCTATGCGCTTACTGTCAATGATTACTGGTGAGTCACAGTCTGAGGCTGAAAAGATTATAGCCGAGAGACCTGAGTACGCTAAGGATAAACTTTCCTTGGCTAGTCACATCTATTGGTCATTTGATTCGGCTCCGAATCTTACTGATCTTGATGATGAAGTAACTGCAATTGAAGAAATGCTTGGTCGTTCACCTGAACTGATCGTAGTAGATAACTTAATGGACGTATCCATGGATGGTGGAGAAGAATTTGGTGGAATGCGTTCCGCCATGAAGGAGTTGAAGTTTCTTGCAAGAGATACTAATGCAGCAGTACTTGTACTGCATCACACTAAAGAGTCATATAACTCTGACCCTTGCCCACCTCGTAGCGCAGTACAGGGAATGGTTAACCAACTGCCAGCACTCATCCTTACTGTCGGACAACAGTCAGGACTCATGGCTGTGGCATCTGTAAAGAATCGTTATGGTAAGGCTACACCTAGTGGTAAAGATCCATTATGGTTGCAGTTTAATCCTGAGTACATGTATCTTGCTGATCTTGAGGAAGCACGATGAGTAAGTCTAAACAGAAAGGCACATCAGCAGAAACCGCTGTTGTTAATTGGCTAAAGGAACAAGGTAGAAAACATGTTGAAAGACGGGCATTACACGGCACTCTGGATCGCGGGGATATCGCTGGTATTCCTTGTGTTGTTATAGAGGTAAAGAATCATGCGAGAATGGAACTATCCCAATGGCTCAAAGAACTTGAGGTCGAGATAGCAAATGATAAAGCCGAGAGTGGAGTTGTCATCCATAAGAAAAAGGGAACAACAGATGTTGGGGAATGGTACGCTACCATGCCTGTCAAGGTCTGGCACAAACTTATTCATGGTGCAGGGTATTAGGGAGGAAGATGGAGAAACATTCTATACAACCAGTTCTGGAGCATTACGGAGGAAGGGTAAGAAATAACTTTAGAGGCTGGCGCAAGATGATCTGTCCGTTTCATGACGACAGTCACGCTAGTGCAACAGTTAATCTAGATGAGAACGCTTTCAACTGCTTTGGATGTGGGGTTAAGGGCGATACGTATTCAATCATTATGGAACAGGAAGGAATTGATTTCCGTGAGGCTATCACATTCGCAGAGAGAATTACTGGAGAAGGCTACAAGCCACTACCAAAAGGAAATAGGTCAAGCGGAGGAATACCTCGTAGGACGGGGACTTACTCTACAGGACGCTCATACAGCGAGACTAGGATTCGTAGCAGATCCTCTTCCCGGTTATGAACAGTTTGCTGGACGGCTAGCAATACCATACGTCACACCAGCAGGTGTGGTGGACATTAGGTTCAGGTCTATTGGCATACAGGAACCTAAGTACATGGGTATGCCGGGCGTACAGACAAGGCTATACAATGTAAATGCACTACTAACAGCAGAAGAATACATAGCAGTATGTGAAGGGGAGATAGATGCAATCACGCTCAACTACAAATGTGGTATCCCGGCTATCGGGGTTCCTGGGGCTAACTCGTGGAAAAGGCACTACTCAAGGTTACTCCAAGACTTTGAGACTATCTACGTATTTGCTGACGGCGATCAGCCTGGTTCGGATTTTGCAAAGAAGATTGCTCAAGAAGTACAAGGCGTAATGATTGTAAACATGCCTGAATCGCAAGATGTTAATTCAATGTACCTAACAGTGGGTGCAGATTACTTTAGAAAGAAAGTTGCAGCATGAGTAAAATGAAAGATGAATGGTTCTCAGAGTTCTATTCTGACCTAGAAGAATTTGAGAAACAGTTAAGGAAGCGCATGGAAAAGAACAACGATGACAAGTCAGGAACGTACGGAAGTAATCACCCATCTGGTAACACTTTTGACCAACCTTGGGGTTACGGTAATCAGCCTAGACCCAAGCAACTACCCGGCAATAAGCATGTCGATAAAGGTTCCAAGTTATACCCACGAGACGTAGATTATGATGATGAGTTCTACTGGAACCTGATGGATACTACTGACCTACTGGTGGATGTAATGCTCAAGAAGCACATGGACTATGGTCCTGCTAACATTGCTAACGCCCCGGGTGGTGCTCTTAACGGTGTTGCTGTAAGGCTACACGACAAGATAGCACGACTTGCCAACCTTCTAAAGACTGGCAATGAACCAAATCATGAAACTATTTACGACACACTTCTAGACATCGCCAACTATGGTATCATTGGTATGTTAGTATTTGAAGATAAATGGGACAAAGGAGCCTAACATGAAGCGCATTGTAGTTATACCTGATATGCAAATCCCCTACCATGACAGTAGGGCTGTAAAAGCAGTAATGAATTTCGTATCAGACTATGAACCAGATGAGTTGTTCTGCGTTGGTGATGAGGCAGATAGCCCTGAACCATCACGTTGGAACAAGGGCTTGGCTGGGGAGTTCGCAGGAACTCTCCAGAAGGGTTTAGATAAGACAACAGACATCATGGTTGGCTTTAAGGAAGCCATCGGTGATAAGCCATTCCATACTATGAGGAGTAATCATGGAGACCGAATCGAAAACTATGTTACGAAATACGCACCAGCACTCGCATCTTTGCGGGAACTTGAATACTCCAAACTTCTCAATTACGCTGAAAACGAGATTACCTATCATGATAGAATCTGGCAGTTTACGCCAGGATGGGTATTGGCACATGGCGATGAAGGCAACATCAACCGTACCGCTGGTGGCACGGCTCTCGCTCTGGCTCGCAAAATTGGGGCTTCTGTGGTATGTGGACATACGCACCGGGCAGGGGTACAACATGAACACACAGGGTACAACGGGCAGATTCGTCATCGTCTCTACGGAGTTGAGGTCGGACACCTTATGGATCTTAGCCAAGCGTCCTACCTTGGGCACACAGGTGCGAACTGGCAACAGGCGTTTACCATTCTTTACGTTCGTAGAGGTAATGTCACACCGGTGGTGGTACCGATAAACGGTCGTTCATTCGTGGTTGAGGGTGAGGTCTATGAGTTTTAAGTTTGACGATGCCGTGGTGGAGGAATACTCCGCCATGGTGTCACAAATTTCAAATGAGTACGGAAAGAAATATCAAATGATTGATAGAAATGATATCAGTCAAGAGGTATGGATGTGGTTCGTTACTCACCCAAGAAAACTTTCAAACTGGAAATCAGAGAATGGCGAAGACAATAAGACGGTTGACCGTCTAGTTGCTAAGTCCCTTAGAAATGCTGCACAAGCGTACTGCTCTAAGGAAAAGGCAGCAGTTGAAGGATACAATCCTTCTGACATGTTCTTTTATAGAAAAGAATTTGTTAAGATGTTGTTACCTGCTGTCATCCTAGATGACTGGTCAAGGCTTGAGAACGCTTTATCTTTAGGTGGTAAGACATCTACACCACCAGCAGAATCAAATGACTGGATGGCTTACATGGCTGACATTCAAAAGGCTCTAGATAAATTATCTGATAGCGAAAGACAATTAATCACACAGTTCTATGGTAATGATTTAGATGGTGCTACACTGCATGAGACTGTTGCCCCAGAGAAATCTACTGCTAGAGCGGCTATGATGCAGGCTAATCGAGCACTAAATAAGATGGTTAAATCACTCGGTGGATTCTCTGCTTATCGAGATGAAGATGATGAGGAAAAAGTAAATGATGTGCAAGAACTGTAAGGATGCTGGTGATGCTAGTAAATCAGGTAACAACTCTGTATCTGAGTTACTACACTCCAAGTGCAGTTATCCTGACTGCTACTGCCAGCACAAATAAAAAATAACCCCCCTTGGATTTCTCCTTGGGGGGTATTTTTATAAGGTATAACTTATAGTGCTAGAACTTTCTTTGGATCTAGATCCTTACCAGCACTCCATTTAATATTTGACCTCTGCTCCACGTGAAGATGAGGACCAGAACTATTGCCTGTGTTCCCAGATTTTCCAATGACTTGTCCCTTGGAAATTTTACCTTTTGGCTTAAGCAGTGACTTGCTTAAGTGAGCGTAAATAAAGAATGTTCCGTCTCCCAAGTCTTGTACGATATGGGTTCCGTATGCTTTGCCCCAGTTAGCGTTAGCAACTACGCCATCAGCAACTGCAAGCACTTCAGTACCTACCGGTACTGCAAAATCCACGCCTGTGTGGTAACCTTTTGACCACATCTTCCCAACTTTTTTATAGGAGCAAGTAATCTTGCCATCTTTAATTGGTAAAGCCATTAGTCTTTATCCTCTTCTCTTAGGGGTATTGTTATGAGCCACACAATGAAACCGAATACGGCAATAAATCCTGTGACTTTTTTAGCACTGCCTTCTAGTGTAAAGTAAGCAATGGCAAGACCACAGAAAGTATAAGTCTCTGCAGTAATAGTTTTTAAATATTTCTTTAGCCAGTTCATCACTTGACTCTCCTAATTTGTGCTACTTGTCCAACAATAATTGCGGATACCACAATATTCTGAGACGTTTCACGTGATTGTGGTGTCATGTCTGCACCAATATTGCTTACTGCTTTCAATGCTTTACCTGGGTCTGTGAATAGTGTGTTAAGTAACTCAGTTGTGTCGTTAAATATTTCAATAGCATCTGCTACTTCAGCAGTCAATACGACACCATTCTCTAACACAACTGGTTGCTCTGGTGGTAGGTCCTCGTAGTCAAGTCCTGATTCTTCCAATGCTTCAAAGGTAATTGCCTCACCAGCAAACTCTTCAATCAAAGCATCGGCTACAAGTTCACGTTCTATGTCAGTAAGTACACCGTCAGCAAGTGCATCATCTATAACTTCTTGGGTTAGTTCCTCAATAGTAAGTTCAATAAGAGGTTCAATAATTGGCACTAAATCTGGTACTAAATCTAGTGCTATTACTTCTGGTAACTCAACATCTGGCAAAACTATTTCTTCAGGAATTAACTCTATAATAAGTTCAGGTTCTATAATAGGTTCTACTATAGGCTCTAAAGGAGGTAATTCAATTTGAATAGGTTCAGGTATTGGCGTTGGCTCTGGGTCCAGAGTTGGTTCAACGCTTACGACTGGCTCAGGGCTAGGACTTGGCACAGGTTCTAAGACAGGAACTATGCTGTTGTACCAACGCAATGGAGAATCTAAAGGTAGGCTATCGCTGACGTAAATTGGGTAGCCATTAGAATACCCACCTTCACAAAAATGTTGGGCAATGTTACCTTTATCAATAAAGTATTGATTAGCGTTATCCCAACCAGTAGAAAATGTTTGCTGTGTACCATCATCTTTAGCACACGTAATATCGGCAATAGCCTGTTCTGCAAACGCACTGGTTGGTGAAGACACCATGAACATAGTCGCTATAAATAAAACAATTCCTATACGGAATAGTTTATTCAATTACTTCTTAGAACCTTTTTCGTATGACGCAAAGACTTCGTCTACTTCTTTTGCAGTTAACTTACCATCTTCAAGGTATGCACGGCATAACTTTTCAACAATAACTGCACAAGCACCGATACCTGCCATTGCTGCAGACTTCCATACCTCGACACCTAGCAAAGAGCCAGCACCAATTACACCAAGACAAGCCACAGCAAACGCTGCGGCAATTTTTTTACCAATTTCAACCATTATAGTTTCCTAACTGTTATTAACAATAAGCCACCAAAGCCATTGTTATTCTTATCGGGGGATGATTCGCTTGTAAAACTAACTGATTCAATTACACCATCATACTGTTCACCAATACGATAATCCGTTACAGTAACAAACTTACCTGTTTCTTCAATACCTTCAATACGTTGAATGTTTTCCATGGCACGACCAGTATAACCAAAGACAGAACTAAATCTATCCATTTCTTGATCATAACATGACAATGGGTATTGGTATAAGCGTTGACGACGTGTTGCAGGTGTAGATTTAACTTGATAAGCCTCCATCACTGGCAAGTCTTGATCATCTGTTACGTTATTAAATGTAAATTTAAATGACATGTATTCTTGTTTAGTTGATGGATAAGCAATAAGAATATCTTTATTACTTAAACCTTCAGACACATTGATCAGTGATTCTTCCGTACCGTTTCTATCTATGGTTGATACTGTAATGGTATCTCCTTGACCGGTGGTGCACTGTACGTTAATGTACCTAAAGAACTTAGGTTCAATAGTACCATAGCGAATCTTTCCAGTTTGTAACCAACCACTTGAACGCTTAAGTGAACTATGTTCAACTTGAAGTTCGCCAGTCCCATCTTCCTGAACAACCATAACTAAACGATTATTTAGGTTGTAAACTTCAGTTGCTTCTGAACTTGATGGTTGTAAGTTTGTCTGATACTCGAGATCAAATGCGTATGCAAAAGTTCCATCATTAAATGATTGAGTTAAGTCAATGCGAATTAGTATGGCATTTGTGTAAGCACCAGCGTCTGCTTTAGTAGCAGCGTAAATGTATGTACCACGTTCAGTAAATCCATTAACTGGATAAGAAGTTTCAACTAATAAAGGACCAAGAATTAAATCGCCATCAGTACCAACCGGACAAATTCTTATTCCCCTATTAGTTCCAACAACTAAGTACCCCAAGTAGAAGTGAATTGCTTTAACTAACTCACTATCCGGAAGGGTGACATTTACAGTTGAACTAGATAGGTCTGGAAGTAACGTTCCATTGCTTGTGGATGTTGGCGTACCATCAAATGGTATTTTCCAAATCTCACCACTGTTGCCAGCATTGCCCGAAGCATAGATATGTGTTTGACCACCAGCAATGTCATTCCAAACAAAGGTAGAGTCAAGATGTGTTCGTGAATCATACTGCTTTCCAGCAGGTAGTGCTCCGGTATGTGCACTAGTATTACCTTGACTATCATCCAAAAGATTTAGTACATGGTTTTCACCAAAGAAAATAAATCCCTTAGCATACTTAACGAATGCATTTGTAGTAGCAGAATGTCTAGCAAATACTACATCAGAATTCAATGTGCCAATAGTACCTCTGTGAATAGCACCACTACAGGTAGCATAGTACTTTCCACCAGATGTAGTTACCGAAGTAAAACCAAAGTTTGATCCATTGTGACCCTCTGGGTAAGAAGTTCCTGTATGCACGTAATCTGCAGTTGTAGCGGTAGAGTTACCATTAAGAGTAATTCTTTTTAGTATACCATTGGCATCACCAGATACAAGTACATCAGTGCCAGCATTATTACCAGTAGCAGCATTTATACCAGCAGCACCTGTGTATGCATGAAATACTTCTGGTAAGATTGTTGCTTCACCAAAAGTCCATACGTCTACACCACGACTATCAGCAAACCTATGGCTTACATGTTCGTAGTCAGTACCTGGTTCGTAAAACGTAACACCTGCACCGTTATGCCATGATGTCTGTGAGCGTAGCCACCAACCAGTAAGTGATTGCTCACCCGGCTCAGTGCTATTATCAAACTGATCCTTCTTGTACGGAGCAGTCTCACGACGATATGGGTCTTGATTGTTTACCTTAACAATAAACGGTAGATCATCAATAACAACATCGTACGCAGTATCAGTTAACTCAAAAGTTGCTACAGTTGATGGAAGGGCAAGATCAATCGGTGCATCTTCTGTAATGTCATAAGTTGGCATTTATGCTCCTTAGATCTTGATTATGTAATTGACTACGATGTATGGTTGCAAGTTATCGTGTGACAATCCGCCACCAGTTGTACCAACAGCAGGTTGAGAATCGCCAACACCGTTGGCTGTCACACCAGTACTTCCAGTGCCAGCATCATTACCTGAATCAAATACAATTTGACCAGCATGAGTGTGGGCTGGTATTTGTGTTATGTCAAGTATTACAGTCTTTACTCCACCAGTTTCACCAAGTAAATTAAACTCTGTTTGGCTTGCATCAAGACCAACAGGAACTTTACCCTTTAGATTTGGAAGATTAAATGTAGTTGAGTTGTCGCCTATACCGTACGTGGTGCTAACAATTCCAAACAACGTAGCATAAGTACTACGGCTTACCGCAGTTCCATCACACAAAAGCCAACCAGTTGGAGGGGCTGGAGGACTTGTAATAGGACCAGCAAACTGGCTAATAACACCAGTAGGTACAGTTACTATGCTAGCAATACTACTTGTTAATGCATTTAATTGTGTTTGGATAGCAGATGTAACACCATCAACATAACCAAGTTCAGCAGAAGTTACATTACCTATTGAAGTTGCAGATGGAAGCACTACAGTTCCAGTGAACGTAGGACTTGCTAGTGGTGCCTTTGTATCAATTCCATGTGCAGTAGTAGTATTATCTAAATGACTATGTACTAACTGTAAATCAGAACCAACAATCATGTGACGAACTGATTGTCCAATGGTATGTGATTTAACTCCGCCACCCTCAATGTTACGTGTAATCGTATAAGTAGACCCAGATTTAACAGTAGCAAGAACCGCTTCTTCAAGAGCAGTATCAGGATTTATTACAAAAACAAATGGTACCGTTGGAAGTCCGGTTGTACTCTCATTTACAGTAAGTGTAGTTGATGCTTCTGTAACATTTGCTGCTAAAGTTTTTTCTTCAGAAATAGAGGAATAATTACGGGACATGATTTACCTATCGAGTGAAGTGAATGCGGATTGGGTTGCGGTCATTAAGTTTTCTTGCTTCCTCGGCTAGACGCTTGTCGTAAAGAGCAAGTAAGTATTTAGATGCGTTAGTTCCTGCACCGTAGGAACGACCAGCAACTTGAGACTGTTGATCGGACTCAGCAGAACCAAAGGTCAATCGACCGGGATCAATGTAAGAAGTTAAACGTGCTGTTGCACCAATAACAATTACATCCTTACAGGATGCTGGTAGACCAGTTACAATTTCAAAGTCATCATCATTTGAATCCATAACAGTAGGGGCAGACGTATAGAATACTTGAACAGTACGACCTGTCTCTACACCAGAATATAAACTAATACTATTACGAGAATTAAAGGAATCAGTATTAGCCATAGGGTCGACACGCCAGTTGCGAATAGGAGCCCATTCTTTAGATGGACCAATAGTTTCGTATGCTACTGAAAGCACGCTTTCGACTTCCTCTGGCAAGGCATAAGTGGACTTTGCTGGTGAGTATGTAAATGTATGTGTACCAGTGGTGTATAGGGCGGGGAAGGTTGCTAGAAGAGTTTCATTGATTGCATCTTTTACATCCATGGAAGGGAAAGTAGGAGATATAGTTACGCGTGCACCATTCTGATGCGTAGAAGCAGATGTACCATTGTATCCACGACCGTAAGGAGGGATGCTAAGCACACCAGAGTTGCGGTCAAAGGAATCTACATAGATTAATTCATCGTCAATTTGAATAACACCACTTGAGATGTTAGCAGCAGAAGCAACAGTAATACTAGTTGCAGTTGCACTAGCGGCAACAGTAAGATGTGTTTGACGATCTTGACGTAATGTAAACCCTGCTAGTTTACGTACAACTTCATCGGTCATGGAGCCAAATGTTGCCATTACTTCTTTTTCCTATTCTTATTACCCTTGCCAATGTTTTTAGATGCGCTCATTGCTTTAAGGTTAGATGTGCTACCATTCTTATGGTTATTGTCTTTATGATCTACGTGAGTCTTTTTAGATAAGGATTTACCGGTAGCACGTTTGTAATCTAGACGAGCAGCATTAGTTGACGTTGCTTTTTGACCACGTTTAATAACGTAAATCTTTCGACCACCGTTTTCTTTGCTACCTTCGTAAGGTCCGTAGACCTTTTTAACTAGTCTCTTTTTAGCAGCCATTACCATTTTACCTTATCTGCCCAGTACGCTGCGGACATTTTACCTTTAGAAATGTTAGATGAGTGACGTGCCTTAAATGACCGTCTACGTGCAGCATAGGCTGCTGACTCCCCAGATTTCTTTGGGGAGCCAGACACACCTTGCTGACCAAAGCGAATGGTCTTAACCTGTGATCCAACCTTAGCCACAACAACGTGTGACTTTTTAGGGTGGGTAGGTGTACGCTTTGGCTTGTTGTAGCCAGAAACACCAGCACGTGTTAAACGTGAGTCTTTCTTTGCTACCATAATTAACGACCTCTTGAAGCCCTTGGACGACCACGCATACTTATAGGGGGAGTAGTTTGCTTTAGAGGTCTTTTAGGTTTTTTTCGTCCTACTACTTTTTCGGACAGGTAAGGCTTCATTCTTAGTGGAGACGAATTCATTCCGCCATCATTGTTCATCATATTAGTAAACTCCCTCTCCACCCTTGCCTTGTTTGATTACATCTTTAGAATGCTGTAGCATGCTCTGTTGACTTCTGTAGGAAGTACCTAGACGCTTAATTTCTAAACGCAGACCCGGGCTAATGCCCTTGTCTTTCTGAGCAACATGGTACTTTGATACAGTTCCACGCTTACGTGCTTTACGTGCTGGTATAATGTTAGGCATTATAAACCTCTCTTGTAGCGATCGCCGCTCATCTTGTCTTTAGGAGTATTGGTACCACGTGCAATTTTATTGCGTTGCCTGTAAGCATCAGCAGTTTTCTTGGTAGAAATCTTCTTGTTCTTAGCATTAGCAAGTTGAGCCTGTGTAGGTTTCTTTTGCTCTGTACGAGTAGCCTTAATAGCACCAGCCTGACCAGCAATCTTAGCAGCCTTAGCACGGGCTAACTGAGCCTGGCTAGGCTTTGGATTCATTCGGCTTTCTTTAAGGGCGATAGCATTCTTAGCAGCAACTTTGTTATCGTATGCAGCCTTAGATTTTTTACCAGAATTAATCTCAGACTGAGTAGGTTTAGGATTGCCACGTTGGATAATTGGATTCTTTGATTTTTCGTTGACTGGACCAGTCTGCTTGATATTAGGTGGTGTCTTTATTGTGGAGACTGCACCCTTACCATAGAAACGACGAACCGCTTCTTTGTATTCAGCAGTTGCACCAGGCTTGTTAGCAGCAGCAATGTTACTAGCCTTAGTTCCTTGCTTTAGTTTAGAAACAGTAGAAGCGGAAACTTTTACGCTGTAATCACTGTTAGCATCCTTGTATTTCTGTGTGGATTTCTTAATCATTGCCATTACTTCTTACCCTTCGTTGTAGTTTTTTTTGCAACTTTCTTGGCAACCTTTTTAGGTCTTGCAGCCTTTATTGCTTCTTTCGACTTACCAACTGTTACATCTACACCACGTTTGGCAGCATCTTTAGATGCAGCAGTAACGGAGGCACCGGACTTAGGTCCGCCACCTTGTTTAGCAACACGCTTTTCCCAAGCACTAGGCTCAGTATTTTTACCACCAGCATACTTAGAGCGAAGTTCTTGACGATAAGTATCGCCCTTCTTTTCTAATTGCTTTGTTAGACGAGCACGAGTAGCCTCAGTCTTAGTTTCACCAATACGTGATCTGCTACCAGCAGAAGTTACACGACTTGAACCAGGAGCAATAGCCTTACGCATTTCCTTTGCACCAGCAGTGTTAGCCTTTTGGCGCTGCTTAGGTGTAGGAGACTTCTTAGCGGTCTTAGGAGCCTTACCAAGAGCCTTTGGTTGACTTGTAGGTAGATCATTAGCCTTTGTTTTACCAGTACCAGCGGGCTTCGCTACGGATCGAGAAGTAGTAGGATTCTTGAATACTGGACCAACTTTAACTGCTACTGGCTTAAGACCACGTGAAGCACGAGCCTTATTAGCAATAATACCAACACCCATGCGTTCTAGTTCTGCAGTTTTTTGAACAGCCCTAACTTCACCAGAAGATAGTAAACCTTTACGCTGTTGCTTTACAGCCTTTTGAAATGCTTGAGTAGCAGTCTTAGAGCGTGCAGAAGCAGCAGCATACTGAGCATCAAGACTTGCAGTTTTAGCAGCAGCCCTACCAACAGGACCGGAACCAAGTGCAATAGGAGCCTTGGGACCTGCATAACCAGGACCAATAGCCTTAGGTGTAGTACGACCCGGAAGTGCTATTGGTGTTTTAGGTGCTACTTTAGGTGCTACCTTAGAGCCTCTTAGAAGTCCAGCAAGTGCTTTAATCTTTCCTGGTCCATAGATACTTGCTATTATACCAGCAGAAGTAGCCGCTGCTTTACTCCAATTTTTAAATTCTTCAGAATTTGTAATGGCATTCCCAGTTGACTTTGGTGCAACATATGGAGTCTTTCCACGAACAGGTCCATAGGTATAAGACTTTGGTGGAGTTACACTCTTTGGAGATGTGTAGTTAGTTGAACCAACACCTTTAAATGATGGACCGGGAGAACCAGTATAGGTCTTGTTAAGTGGAGCAACTGAGGAACCTAATGCTGTATCAACACGAGACTTACCGTAGAAACGATTCATTGCCTCACGCTGTTCAGCAGTAGCACCAGTCTTAAACTTTGCTACGTTACCTTCAAATGTTTTTCCAGCACGTAATCCCTGAATAGTTGATTCAGATACCTTAATTGACTTGTTAAAGTTAGTTGCTTTAAAATTTGACTGCTGTGATGCAGAAAGACCATCCCAGCCTGATTTCTTTTTAGCCATTGTTATTTACCTTTTCCTTTAAAGTGCGGAGCCATATGCGTGTCCTGTCTTGTCTGATACGTCAAGAGCCTGACGAATCTTATCGGTGGTTGTTCCATCTGGTTGGATACCTTGTGATCTTGCCTTCTTATACAAGTCTAGTTCACTGTCCCATTTTTTATTTGTCCAATTATTTGCAACGAGACTGCCATTGGCATCACCAGTTGATAATTGAAGTGTTTCTATCTTGCAAGTAAAACATCCATCAACATACGTAGTATGTGAATGTTCCTTGTTTATAGTTCCATTGCTCGGAGAAGTTTGGAAAACTTCGTCACAATCTGTGCACCCATAAAGCGTAACAGTATAGTTATGATTTTCATCTAATCCCCAATTAACAACTTTCCCAGTATGACTATGCTTTAGCATCTTTATATTCCTTAACGGTATTAAGAACAAAGAAGTTATAGTTGTCCTTAAGCCTAGAGTCATCGGGATTTAACTCTAGAGCAATTCTTGAATTTTTTTTAGCAGAACCTTTTTTACCAAGATGCCAGCAAGCCATGGAGAGGAGGTCATGCATCTTCCACTTGGTCTGATGATCAGAGATATAGTTATCTCCAGGTGTTAAAGTTTCTACCTTGATAGCAGCGTCATAGCATTCTTGCCATCGCTCTTTAATGTAGTAGTAGTTAGTTAGACCAAGCCATGCTTCTAGTTCATCTGGTGCTATAGCAGTTCCTTTAAGAAACCACTCCTCAGCATCAGGCAAACCTAGTTCTATGCAGGCTTGACCAGCAAAGCGATACACTGATGCTCGCTCTACATTCCAACCACCAGACAGGGCTTCCATCTTATTGGCGGTATCTAGTATCTCTTGCCACTTATTACAGAAGTAATACTCACGTGTCAAATAAGCCACCATACGGCAATCTGAGGGACTTTCCAGTACAGCCCACTCTAACATACCAAGGTACTGCGAACGGGGCTTAGAATCGTCTGGAACGTGTTTTACGGTGGTGTCTATTACTATGTCCACGTCAGGTCCGGGATATGATCTAACGGTGATCTCGTGGCAGGGTTTTACCCACCTATAACCATGACGGGAATGGATGCGGTTATTGTTCATCCATACAGAACCAGTATCCCACATTACCCAAGCCTTAGTGGTTTCGGGTTTCCAGTGAGTCCTGATCTTGTCAAAGAAGTCAGGGTCCGGTACTTCATCTAAATCAAGTGATACACAAACATCTACATCACTTGGGACTAGGGTTAGGGAAGCGTTACGTGCATCATCAAACCTAAAAGGCTGTACACCTATCGTGTGTACCTGCACGTTGTGCTTTTTAAGGAGTTCAACAGTCTTATCTGTAGAGCCGGTATCGGCTACTACAATAACATCTGCACCCTTGCAAGCATTAACCCAACGCTCGACATGCTTCTCTTCATTGAGAGCAATTGCATAAACCGCTATTTTCATATTACGATTTAAGACTTGTCTTGTCTATTGATATTGATTTACAGCAGTCTGCGTATGATTCACAGTCTTGCGTAGGACAACCTGTTCTACAAGCCATTATGCAAAACTTACTAATCCAGTACCAGCAGTAAAGGTTGTTACTTTGTAACCACCTGATGCTACTGGAGTTGAACCAGTTAAACCTGCGCCAATAGTAATTGTGTAAGTTTCTGGATATCTAACAATAACAATTCCTGAACCGCCTGCTCCACCGTAACCCTGGATTAAGTAGTGCCAAGTTCCACCGCCACCGCCACCACCAGTATTAACAGTTCCAGCGTCTCCGTTGCCACCATTTGTTGCACTAGTACTACTATTTGTGGCTCGTACACCACCACGACC